GGGAGTTGGCACGAATTCCCGCAGAGTGCGGGGCGCTTTTCCAGCTCGCTCGGCGTGCCATTACCGAGCCAGCCAGAAACTTGCATCGAACGAGACCCGATAAAAGCGCGTGCTGTCGTCGAAGTCGTGTCCGAGAAAATGCTCGATTGACGCGCCGAGCTTCTGAGCGATGCACGCGGCATCGTTTTCCAGAGCGACTCGAATCGCGTCAGCGATCGCTGCAGCTTGATCATAATCCCGTGAGTAACAATCAAACTGCAGCACTTCATTGTCCGCAGGAGCAGCGCGATCCAGCGTGTTCGCTGGCATGCCGCTGATCGTCTGCGATGTTGCATAAGGTGCGACTTGCGGGGGCGCGTCGGCTTGCGGCGCATTGCCCGCAGGATAGAGCGCGATCTCGGCGGGCGATCCCGGTAGCCCGATCAGAGCGCGCACTGCGCTATTCGCGTTGCAGATCGCATACACGGCGGAATTGATGCTCATTTGGCTGCGCTCACGGCTCTGGCTGCTTTCTCGACGCCATCGGCGAGCGAGTCTCGAAACTCACTGAGCGCTTGCGCGGTCTTTTGCATCGCCGGTCGCAGGAACGGGAAGATATGAAACTTGCCGTCTTTGTCGTGCCAGCCAAGCTCAAGAAAACGCCAATAGTAAGGATCGCTCTCGATATGCAGCGAGAAGCCCGCGCGATGCAGTCGGCGAAGCACGCGCTTGACCTTTTTATTGAGCTTGACGCGACGAATTCCGACTGCGTAGTGCGCGCTCGTGTCGTCAGTCTTGCGCTTGAAGACCGAGATCGATTCTTGCGTCTGTCCCGAGAGCACCTGCACGTTCGCCTTCGCCTGATCCCGATAGACGGCAGCCGCGACGAAGGTTGCCTTCGCAAGATACTTCTTCCCCAACTCTGGCCCGAACGCAGCGAGAGCGCGCCCGATCTCGTCGAGTCCGCTCACTTTGAAGATCTCAGCCATACGCTTTGCTTACCTGCTCCCAAGCAGCGCCATCAATGATCTCGGCAATCGAGAACTGCGACCATGCTAGACGATCGCACCATGCTTTGCGCGTTCCTTCTTCGATCGCGCGGATCTCCCATCCATGCGCCGCAACGGGCCATGCCATCGCGCCGCGGTCGAAGCAGATCGTCGGCTTGCCCGCGAGCACGGCATCAGTGCCCGCGTTCGAGTTATACGTCAGCACGACCGCCGCACCCTGCAGCGCTTCGCGAAGCGGCACTTCGAGCTGCAGCGTCGCCGATGCGTTGTCGAGTTCAGTCCACTGCCCGCGCTCGACTGCCACCGGATGCGGGCGAAAAAAAACCGGCAGCCCGAGCCGCTCGGTGGCGCGGGCTGCCGTCTCTTCGCACCATGCGCGAAAATCGATGTTGTCTATCGATGCGTCGCCTTCGACCTGTCCGATGAGCAGCGCATACGTCCCAGACGCATCACAAGGCTGCAGGAGATCGCCGAAGTTCGCCTCGAAGCGAGTCTCGTCTGCCGGATAGGCGAAGCGTGCGCGCCCGTTGAGACCGTTCCAGCCCAGAGACGTCCAGTGTCGGCGATCGCCGATGAAGCCGTGCTCCATCACCAGCACGTCGAAGCCCGCTCGATCGAGCATCGCGCCGATGCGCCAGCCCCAACAGGCTGCGATCGTGTCTGGCTCGTGCTGAATCCGCTCGCCGACGCTGACGATCCGCGTCGCGATCCCGCTGCGCTGCATGCCGAGCTGCAGCGCGTTCGCATGCGTGACGTGATGCGCCATGTCGGGATTGATCACGATCTCGCACTTCATGCCGTAGCCCTCACGCAGTCAGCGATGATTGTGCGCCCGCTCATGCCGGTCTCGATCTCGCTCTCTGGCCCTTCTTGCGTGAGCCAGTGCTGCACAGACCAGCCGCACGAGTGCAGCAGCTTGGCAAATTCTTCTGGCGTGTAGTGCCTGCGATGGAACGTCTTGCCGCGCTCGGTGAGCGAGTCATACGGGAAAACGATCTCATTCGGCACGCTGGCGATCAGCCGCTTCGTCTCAGTCAGTGCGCTGAGCATGCGCTCTGGCGCGTCGAGATGCTCGACGATCTCGAACGCCACCGCGACATCGCTCTGCACGCGAAAGAGCTTCTCGACATCGCCGCGCAAGAAGAAGCAATTAGCCGAGCTGTAGTGCTTGTACGCATAGGCGATCGCTTCAGGATCTCGATCGATGCCGAGCACGTTCGCGCCAGAGCTGGCGAGTATGCTACTGCCATAGCCGACACCGCACCCGAGATCGCGGATCTCGCAGCCCTTCTTGCCGAACGTGCGAGCTGCCCATTCGTAGCGCGCGACATGGTCGCGCCGGATTCCCTGCACCGTCTCGGCGACTTGCCGCTCACCGCTATGCAGGCTCATGAGTGCAAACTCGGCAGCAGTCCGCCGTCTGGATCTGGAATAAAAGTGATCTCGTCGCGGCTTTCGACTTCGACTTCGACTTCGACGCCGATGAGCGTCACAGTCGCACGCCATAGATCATTAGCTTCTGCCGTGAGCATTATCTTCGTGATCTGCGCGATCTCCTTGCCGTCTTCGAGATCGATAAGCTTCGATCCCATGCCGCGCCCGCCCGGTCCGCTGACTATCTTGTAACGTGGAAATTTCATTGCGATTCTCCCGTGAGAATGTTCAGCCCAGATTGATGCCCTGCGCGCACCAAAGATCGAGATAACTCTGCTGCGATGGATCTGGCAGGATCGCAGAAATATCGTAGAGCACTCCGTTGTTGTTGACGCGCATCTTCGTCGTGATCCCCGGCACGAATTTAATCGTCACTGTTGCAAAAATCCAGTTCTGTTGCTGGTCGCTCTGGAAGACTTCTTTGCCTTTGCCGTGAATGATCTCGGCGGGCACGTTCGCCGCGTGCGTCGTCCATGTGAAAGACACCGCGCCAGTCGCCGAGCGCGACTCGACGCGCTTCTCGATCGTGACTCGATGCCGCAGCCGCCCCGCGCGAATCGCGATCTCTGTCGGATAGCGCGAGCTGCTCATAGCGTGAAGACCCGATCGGAGTAGAGCAGCGCGTCGGCGGTCGCGTTGTCATAGAGCTGCATCATCGAAAGCTTCTCGCGGTTCGCGATCAGATCCGACACGACGAACAAGATCGCCTGCTTGAAGCGTGCCGGAATAGCCTGCACGTAATTCGTCGGGCTGCCGGTCGTCGGATAGCCTGCCTTGTACGTCACCGTCACCGCATTCGACACGAGCGCAGTCGGGGGCCATTGATCGACGCCGAAGGCTGGCATGATGCGCCCCGGCTCGGCGTCAACATCGACGCGATACTGATCGGCCGCGAGCGTCTGCTGCGCGCCGAATTCGTCGATGTACTGGATCGACGTCACGCTGACGATCGGGGGCATGAGCAGCTCGATCACCGCTGGAAACTGATCGAAGTTCTCGCGCCATGTCCGTTGCACCAGCGTGCGCCGCAGGTAGGCTTCGACCCATTGGCGTGCAGCAGGCAGCACAATCGACTCGATCCACGAATCTTCGGGATTGCCGAGCGGGCTGCCGTAGAGCGGCATGCGCGCCTGCGTGTGGATGTCGGCGATCGTCACCGGCTCGATCGGCGGCTGCGTGACCTGCACGATCGACTTCGCGCGCACGCTGCCGTAGCCGAACATGCCGCGATCGAAAAAATACTCAGTCACGAGAAAACATCCTCAAGAGTTGCACGGCGAAAGACAGTGAGCGCAGAGACGCGCGTCGCGTTGATGACCTCGATCCCGGCAGCCTGCAGATCGATCGCGAGCTGCCTGAATCCTTCCCGAAAATATTCGTAGTTCGATTGCCCATCACCGCAGTCGCGTGGATGGTCGCCGAACCAATGCTGCATGCCCCCCGTTGCCTGCATGTCGTAACCGATCAGCACGATCCGCTTCGGCGCGAAGTGCGCCGCGAGATTGATCGCCTGATAACCCGAGTTCGCCCCGGTGCGCAGTATCGTCGGATCGGTGCTGAGTCCCGGCTTCTTGTCCTGACCCATGAGCACGAGACCGAATTCGCGCGCCGCATCGACGTCGATCGTCCAGCGGCTTGCGTGATACTTCGTCGCCTCATTGTGCACTTTCCACCAGCGGAAGTCGCACGAATAGAGCCAGTCGCACCAAGGTGCTCGGCGATAGTTGTCGCTCACCGCGAGCACTGCCGCGCGACCGCGAACGAAATCGCACTGCGCTTGCGTCAGGCTCGGCCCGCTCGCGATGCAGACGATGGTGCCGCCTTGTTGCGCGGTGCGCTCTCGTGCGCTTTGTTGCTCGGCGCAGCGTCGATTTTCTTCTTCTTGCCGACGTCTGAGCCATGTTCCAAAGGGACGGCATTCCCCGCTTCGATCTGCGCTTCTGCCAGAGATCCGGTGATCTCGTCGCCGGGATAGAAGTTCTTCGGATAGTGCTCGCCATCGGGAGCACCGTAAAATTCGATTGTGACTTTTGCCTTGATCATGATCTTGCCCTTCCCGTGCAAAGTTGCTGGCGATGATTCGGCAGCATCGCCAGCAGAAAGCCCTGCCAAGCTTGAGACGCGGATCACACTGGAGCGATCAGCTCGTGGCGCACTTCATGACCTTGATCGCGTCGGAGTTGAGCAACAGCCCGCCGACGCGCTTGCGCACATAGAACTTCACGAAGCCGGGGGTCGTGATCTCGTCGAGCGTCATGCGGACACCCGCACGATCGACGATGAGATACGCCGACTGCCAATCTGCGAACGCGATCGGCGTCGTGTTCGAGCCGAGTGCGGGCATTGCTTCGGCTTCGATTACGTCATAACCGAGCAGCATGCTCGGCTGATTCGCGGCGAGTCCCGGTGCCCAGAGATAGTTGCCGAAGCCGTCGTGGAACTTGCGCACCTTCGAGACCGTCGCTTTCGCCATCGACCACTTTGCGCGCATGCGATATGCGGGCTTCAGTGCATAGATGATGTCGAAGAGCACGTCGCCGGGGTTGCCCTTCGGCGAAGTGAGCTGGTCATTCGGGAAGCCGCTTGCGTTCTTCGACGGCAAGTATTGCACCGAGAAGTCGGGACGCTGCGGGGAAACACCCCATCCATCGACGACCGCCGAGATCGCATGCAAGAAGCCTGTCGGCTTGTTCGAGCCGTCGCCGGTCGCGAACGCGATGCCCTCGCCCAGATCGAACGCATTGACGACATCGCCGATGAGCCATGCCTGCACGTCGAAGAAGAT